AAGATTTTTAACAAACTTATTAAGTAATTCCTCTTGCGATAACGTGCCAATATCTTTAAGAGTAACGCCTAATTTAGCCGCAGTTGTTTGTGCCTTTAACGAGCCTTCTGCCGCCTCGTCAATAAATTTGGAAAACGCCGATAACATCTTTCCCGCGTTGTCGGCTTTGCCACCAGAATTGGCAAGGGCATCTGATAGTTTTAAAACTGTACCAATAGCAACATCATTGGCTTGTGCTACATCGGCTAATTCATCCGCATATTGCATAGCCGCGGCTGTTGCCGCAACCATTGCGGTAGCACTCATTTTGCCAAATTTTTCTGCCGCTTGACTAAATTGCTCAAGTTTTCTGCCAGCCGCATCTAATCCTCGGCTGAATTCTGCTGAATCTAAGCCTAGAACAACGCCAAGGCGGGCAATCATATTAGCCATGTTTTACCTCAAACAATTTTTTATCAAACCCCTGCGCCTGTGTCATAAACATTAAAAGGCTATCGTTAACAGCCGCTTGTTTAATGCTTTCAGGCAACGGTGGATAGATGTAATCATACGCATTACCAAGGATGTTGGCTAGTTTATACGGCGGTGAATTTGCCGGCCGCATATAGTTAAACACTCCGTTTGTCAGAGTCGCTATTTGCGTTAGCACGCCATAATTTCCAACCAACCCATCGGCATACATCGTTTGGATGTTTGCCATGGTTACATCATCAATGTCTTGTATTGTCTCTAAAGTATGCCCGTTGAAAATCATTGCCGCTTGACATTGGCTTTTCAACGAGCCTATTAGTTTCCCCGCGCTTCCCTATAACTTGGGCTAATCACTTCGCCAATTTTTTCTACAATCATCATTTGCACTGACGTAGGAAATTCTTGCTCAATATCAGCGTAGGTTAAATCTTCAAGGCTTGCGCCCTCTAATTCAGGAACAAGCAGTTTAAAAAACTCGGTAATACGAGCCTCCGTAATAGCCTTGTTTTTAGCCGCTTCGCGCATAGAGCGACCATCAACCAAAATATCTTTATCAGTAAATTTAAAATCATCTGTCTGAGTTGCCTCAAACTGCCTTAATGAAGCGGTGATATCAACGTAAATTTTTTCTATTGTTTCATCATCAGGCTCGGAAACTTTTTTATATATTGCATCTGATTCTGAAACCAATGGAATACGCACTTTAAATGTATGACCGCCTAATTCAAACGAACGAATTAAAAGGTTTTTTTTGTTGGCTTGGTATTTGTCACCAAACGCACTGGAAAATTTTGTCATTTTTGTTTTGCCTTATATTGTAATAACCGCCTACCGATAATTTCACCAAGCCTTTTGGCGGTCTGTTGGGCTTGGCCTTCCATTGATGTTCGCAAATAAGGATGCGCGGCATTATGCGCAGAGCCAAACTCTTGCGCTATTGCACGAGCATCGCTTTTGATACCTTTGTAATTGTGTGCAAGATAAGCATTAACGTGCGCATCACCGCCCATTGATGCTAAACGTTTCTTGGCTTTAACCAAGCCTTTACCCTCACTCATTTTGGCTAGTTTTTCACCAGATGCTGTGGTAACTGCCGAAATGACAGTATCAGTTTCAGATATATATCTTGAACGTTTATCTCGTCTTGTAGGTCGCCTTGCTTCAATTTGCAAGGATAACCGTAAACCACCCGTGTCGGCCGGTGCACGTGATACCGCTTCATTTAAAACAGGTTGCATTGCCTCGCGCATCGCTGGCACTAGGATTTTACTTGTGGCTTTTTTGTCGCCAATTTGGTCTGCCAAATCATTAAACGCGGCAAGCACATCCTTCAATCCAACGATGTTGAAAGATGCTCGCATAGTTTATCCCGCCTTAATAATTTTATGAAATATAAGGTGATTGACTTGCAGTGCGTAATCTACGACTTCATCGGGTGTCATCTTGTCAGCATGATGCTGTGCAATTTGATGCGCAAGCGTTACCGCTGTCATGCGTTGCTGAGAAAAGCCAAACCAATCTTTGCGAGATTCGGCTTGGCTTACTAGGAAACCCAACAAGTCGTTACTGTCTTTTATTGTCGTAGTCATGTTTTATTCTTTTATTTTTTTGGTTGGCGCATACGGAAAATATGCGGACAAGAACTTTAATGCGGTTTCTTGTTCTGACCCAGCAGTAGCATTTGCCAAAGCATCCGCTACTTCCTTAGGGTCTAATTCCATGCCCCTGACCACAAGGTCAAAGGGCAAGTAGGTACTGGTCAGCAATGTTACTGCGTCATCAGTGGTCATATTAAGTACTGGCAGACCAGCCGTATAAATTACCACGGGGATGAATTGTAAAATTAACTTTGGCCTCGGCTCCGGGCGCGGAGTCAATAGTCCATTGGCTAACGCGACCATTAAACGCGTAAATTACGATGCCAGTGCCATCAGTTGCACGAATAACAAATGTGCGGTCAATTGTGCCGTTGTAAGCGTCATCACGAAGCAACAACAAAACGGTGTCGCTAGGATTCCAAGCGGCTGTAATGCTCATACTTGTTGGTGCTGACTGAACAGGAATTTTGTCTGATTGACGCGAACCGGCAACGCCAAAAGATGCAACAGCATCATCTTGACCAAATGCAGGAATAGCCTCAACTGGTACTAAATTACCAATGACTGCCAAAGCAGAAACGGTAGCGTAAGTGGACAATGCCGCAAATGTTAATGCGGTTGGCGATGCTCCGGGCTGTGCGTATAGCGTTGCACTAAAGCCGGGCAAAATTTTGGTTGGTAAAGCCATTTTGAGTTTCCTTTAAAGAGTTGAAAAATCGTGTCTTATGTTGGAATATCTATGGTGCAATCAATAAAGATTTCAGCCAATTTATTCTCATTGTCGTAACTGTTATACAGCCACTGGCAATCCGCTTTGGAAATATAAAAACCCCCGTCAGCCGGATTTCCTAACATACCGCTATAGCCGTGTAGCGATTGTAGTACCTGATTTGAAATTGTAAAACCATCTTCAATCACTTGCGTAAAGATACTTATTTGAAACACGGGGCGGTCAATGCCTTTTACAGACTGATACACGCCTGTATAAACGTCTTGGTGCACGTTTCTAAGCATCCATGTAATGAACTTAGGCTGTGTTGCAAAATTGCGGTTAAAAGCCGCATACACAGGCACAGGCGTAACGATGCTATTCAGTTGGTACTGTATCGCTTTGCCATAATTAACAATATTGGTTTGCGCTGTCATACTGCCACCACGGGGTCGTTGCGCACGCAAAGCAACTTAACGGTCATGCGGTCGTTTGATTCACGCACACTATCAATGCGCCAGTTTGCACTTCTATAAGCAATCGAATACAGGTTTTGACTATCAACAATCGTTTTTGTATTAGGTGTGTAATTTAACGTGAATTCCACAATGTCGGCATACACACGATACTTTTCTGAAATACGTACACTATTAGCCACTGATGCAACTCGCGCCCTTGTGTCAAACCATTTTGTAATAGTCGTAGATTGCTCACCAAAGGAACTTGCGCCAAAGGTTAGTTGGTTTACTCGAATGTTTTCAAAGCGAGCAATGCCCATGTCACATCACCAAAGGTTTGTACGGGCGAAGCAAAGTTGCAACGCCAAATGGTACTTCACGCAACATTGATTCCGTTGTATTAGAACGATTGTTATACAGGTGCGTCAACAACATTAATGCCGCTTGTTTAATAACTGGGTAAGTCGAAATAAACGCAGAATTTTGCGTGTACGTTACAACGATTGGATTGGCTACAGTTTGGTTTAATGTATTAGGAATTGTATTCAATATTATTCTGTTACCCGTTGGGTCGTAGGAATAATTTGTTGCCGCAATCAATACTGGCACAGTGTTTGACGTTGAATAAAACTCAACAGCATCAATCGATACACCGACCGAGTTATAGGCCGTAACCGCCACCTCAGGCAAATCTAAAAACACCGCGGTGTTATACAACCCAAAGTTCGGGTAGTACACTTTGTATGTAGTAGGATAAATTGCCGCGCCAAGAAAATCCTCAATCGCCATGCGCGTTGCGAGTTCAAGCGACTTTAAATATGTATCTTGACTTTCGTCATCAAACAAATTTAATTGCTGTGTGATTTCCTCAAGCGTAAGCCAAGGAGTAGCAACATCGCGGTCAACTTGCTCAAACTTGGCGTAGTTGTACGGATTCCGTTGGTCGGAATAAAACGGCGCGAGTGTTTGATTCTCAACTGCCATTTGTAGCCCCTTTATGCCGCACTAGCACGCACGCCAGCAAACGGGTCGCGTACAGTACTAGCGACACGTTTTTCAGCATACAGGGTCACATAGCCGGGCGCGGTTTGCTCATAAATAGCAACGTCAAATTCCTCAACATCTGCAATGGTCAAAAATCTATACCAGTTTGCCAAGTAAATTGGAAAATCAGCGGATAGGTATGAATTGGGAATAACAGGCCAACCAAAGATTGAGCCAACTGCACCGCTTTCCTGTGGTTCACCTAGTTCTAAAAACAAAGGCAAACCTGCTGTATCTTTTAATTGCCGCAACGTTTGAATCATCGTTGGTGTCATGTGCCATGCCGTAGTCGGCAATGACCAATACTGTGCAGGCAATGAATTGGCAATGTTTGTAATTTTGTTGTACGTTGGCGTAACACCACCAAGCGATGTCGTTACCAATGTATGAATACCATTTGTAATAGCAGTGCCGCTTGTGCCGTATGCCGCAGAGCCGCTTAAATAGATATCAAGACCGCGCAATCCGTAGGTCGCACCAGTTGTTGTGGTGGTTGAGCCTGATTGATCATTGTTTATAGCCATCGATGCGGCTTCTTGTTGGCTAAACTCTAATGCAAGGTCATTTAACAACGCTTCTTGCAAACCATTGATATCATCCAACGCGGCAATACGAATAGGCAGTTGCGCATTAATGATACGAGTTGGCATAACCCAGTACGCAGTTGCCGTATCTGGAGAACCAGTATCGGGCGTTGCATTAGGATTCCAAGGATTTGCACCAGTTGCATTACCTACCTTTGCTACAAATTGAATTGCTGAACTATTTGGCGTTTTAATATTGCGTGAACCCATGCGAAAAGGATTCATGTAACGCAACGTTGAAAAAGCATCATCAAAATAGGTGCGACCTCCAATGCCATTGCCAGAGCCTGTAAGTGTTGACGCCTCACGAAGGTCAATCGTTACTTTGCCGCCCTCAGTAATGGCTTGCTTGATACCGGCTAGGATTTTTTGGTTTGCACTCATTTTGATAATTCCTTAAAGATTAAAAGACAGGGAGCCAAAGCCCCCCATCAGTCTTTTGCTAATTAAGCACCTGTCGCTGTTGAGCGATAGCGGATGATTGCATTGGGGTCAACAACGCTTGAGCACAAACGTTTTTCGCCAAAAAATGTAATAAATCCGGGAGCCGTTTGTTCGTATCTACGCAACACCATGCTCAACCTGTCCACAATGGAATGTCCGCGAGAAAAATCTCCGAAGTACATTGGAAACTGTGACACAGTGCCAGCAGAAGCACCGGCAGATGTAGGCAAAGAGCAATACGAGTTAACGTACACGTCATAACCTAACAACTTACCAACGATACCATCATAAATCAGCGGAGACATGCGTTCAAACACAGGCGTACCGTTGTTGTCCACCAAACCGCGAATGCCCGCAAGCATTAATGGGTTGATAACAAAACAGTTGCTAGTTGACCAATATTGCTGTGGCAAATTGTGAATAAATTGAATTAGGTCAATAAATTTCACGTTGTTTGCACTGGCAAAACCATTTGTAGTGGTTTGGTCATAAGTAGCAATGCTGTGCAGACCATCGGTAGAAGCAGTGCCGCTTGAACCAAAGGCCGCGGCAGAGATAGTGCCACCAGTGTAGGTTGCGTTACTTCCGGGATAAGAATTTAGACCGCGCAAGCCATTTGTACCACCATAGGCGGTAGTCGTAGAACCTGATTGGTCGTTATTCAAAATCATGGACAAGCCTTCTTGCTGAGAGAATTCTTGAAGCATGTCATCAACAACGTTGGATTCCAAACCATCAATGTCATCCAAAGCCGCTGTACGGATTGGAAATTGCACGTTAATGTCTTGCAAGTTTAATTGCCAAATGCTTGTTGCTTCAGTAGTGGCTGAACCATTGTTCTGAATTGCATATCCCCAAGCCGCGCCCGCATTGCCCGTTTTTGCTCTGAACTGATAGGTTGCGCCATCAGTTGCAACGTTGCGTGATACACCGCGCATAGGGTTAAGCAAACGAAGTTTGTGGAACACAGGGTCATACGCTGTACGACCACCGATACCTGCGCCAGAGCCTGTCAATGTTGAGGCTTCGTTCAAGTATGCAGTGTGTTGGTCTTCGGATTCCCACAATTTTAATTCTGTGTGAACACGATTAGTTCCTTTTGTAAAGGATGCAAGTTGCTCCTTAACGCGACGATTCACATCACCACGCAATGTTTTTGCGGGCGCACGAATAATCTCAGGAATGTTAATTGCAGAAACTTTGGCTTCCAAAGCGGCAAACTTTTCAGTCAACTCGGCTTTTGCGGATTCCACAGTAGTTGCGACTTCGGCTTTCACCGCTTCAATTTTGGATTCGTTTGACACGGCAATCGCGTCAACTTTTTCCAGTACTTTATCCATAGACATAATAATTTCCTTTAGATACGTTCATTAAGTGCCATCACCAACTCGCGCACTTCAAAAGCGGTAAGTAGTGCATCGGCTTCATTTACCACCGCATCAGGCTCACCCTGATTTGGTAGAGATTCAATTGGCTTCTGAACTGCCTCACGCTGTTCCATTGCTTTCTTGAATACCAAAGATGCGGTGGTCGCATCCTTACGAGTTAGACCCGCCTCACGCAGAGTTTTTTCGACTGAACGGATATTTAACACGCCTTCGGTGCTAAACATCTCTAATTTGTTAATTTCCGCATTGGGATTATTAGGGTACATAACGACAGACACTTCGCGCAGTCCGCCCTTAGTAATTTGAAAATACGCCTCGTCAGATTGGTCAGGATTGCCATCGGCATCAACCATTTGCGCCTCATCAGCGTATGCGCCAACAGAAACACCGCCAAACATTTTGGGGGATTCTTTAAGGATTTGATATAGGTCGTTGCCGCCTACAGTATTTGTGTACAAACGACCTTTAGCGGTCATGCCTTTGTCGTCAAATTCAAAAGAATTCCACTCACCCATTGGCATACCAAGGTCGTTGTGATTTAGGAACATTGGCAGGGGTTTGTCACCGGCATTAAACTCATCTGCCCAATCCATGAAACCTTCGGGCTGATAATTAAACTTTCGCCCGTCCGCGCCCTCTCGCGCTCCCCAAGTTGTTACTCGGGCTTCCATCATTCCCGATGGATTTTCTGCCTCGTTTGCGCCAGCCGCTAGTTGGACTTGCGCTTCGCAAATTAGCGTGTAATTCTTCATTTATCACCCCATTATGGATAGATTGATTGTCGTCTCTTATCTTGTGGGGCTTCTCTATTGTGCCGAGTGTAACATTACTCGTTCGAATTTGTGAAGCCAAAATTGCAAGTTTTTTTGCAATCATGTTGTACCTATATTCATTTTGCGCGTTTGATTACCACCGCCACCGCCCGTATCCTGTGGCGATGTACCCGCGATAGGCTTATCTGATGAGCCACCCGATTGTAGTGCATCGCCACCTTCAATGATAGGCATATTTAAATACATACGGGCCTCATTAGGCGTCATGATGCCTGCTTTTACCGCGGCTGTCACAAAATTCATTTGGTCAAGCGGTGCGCCTTTTAAAAAATCCTTGGTATCAAAGCGAACGCAAAGGTTTGG